CGATTTTTTCGGTAAACGATAAATACATATAACTTAAACGCAATGTGGTGCGTTTATAGAATTGCAAGAGGAGCATAGAACAGCATGGCAAAGTTTGCTAATAACACCTTAACCCAGGTCGCAGGGTTCGATGGACAAATACTAGCGCAAGAACTAGTATATAATCAAAAAGATTTCTGGAATCTAACTTGGTCTAACACCGATGATGCCGGAAACAAAACACCAATCGATTTGACCAATGTTACAATCAATGCTCAAATTATTCGTAGAACAATCACAAATTTACAAGATACAAGATATGGACTAAGTTTTGACATATCAGATTATACAACAAGTGCAGTAAGCCCAATAACACTAACAATAACAAATCGTGATGATACTAATGGTAAGTTTACATTAGTTATTGATGATAGTGCTTGGAGTGTTATTAGTACTGATCCAGAACTAGATATTAGTGCAAATAATCCAGTTTGCTTTAGTGGTCGCATCAAATTAAGTTTTCCATCATTAGGTGGTAATCCAGCATTTGATGAACAAGTATTCTTGTTATTCTTAATTGTTTCTGACGGAGTTGTAAACTAAAATGGCAAGTCAAATCAATGTATCTAGTAATGATAAAAATATAGATGTTAATGTTACTACTAGAGGTAACATTAATTTAGAAACCACACGCAGTATCAATATACAATACTCAGGTGTACAAAAGATTATTGGTGGCAATAACATTCAATTAACACCAAGCAATGGTATAGGTAATGTAAAGATAGATGTTGTTGGTAACATTAGTAACGTTGCATATGCAGCCAATGCAGGTAATGTTGTTAACCATAATCAACCTAACATTACAAGTGTTGGTACATTAACTAGTTTAGATGTAACCAATAATATTACAGCAAACAATATTCAAACAAATACCGTATTTCACAATGATACAGGTATTGCAATACAAAGCAATCAATGGGCGCAATTACAATATACCAATACTGCTATTGCACCTGCTAGTCAATATGATATTGGTACAGGTTCATGGTTGTTTGTAGACTCTACTGGCGCAGTTTGGCAATCAAATACAACAGGTATAGTTAAAGAAGTTAGATTAGGAAATGATGGTAGTATAAACAGTAATGGTAATGTTACAGCACCATACTTTATTGGTAATGGTAGTTCATTAACAAGTATTAATGGTAGTAATGTAACTGGTTCAATACCACAAAGTAATTATGCGAACATTGCTAACTCAGTAGCAGGTGCAAATGTTTCTGGTTATGTAGCAAATGCAACACATGCAACAATTAGTAATATTGCAAACGTAGCATATTCAGTATCAGCATCAAATGTTACAGGTCAAGTAAGTAATGCGTTAGTAGCAGGTACTGTTTATACTAATGCACAACCTAATATTACAAGTGTAGGTACATTAACAAGTTTAAGTTTAAGTGGTGCAATAACTGGTGATTTAATACCAAGTAGCAATGTAACACAAAACTTAGGTAATACAACTAATCGCTGGAAAGATTTATATCTAAGTGGATCATCAATCATTATTGGTTCACAAACTATTAGTGCAACAACTTCAGGTATTTCATTAAGTGGTACAGTAAATGGTGATGGTGGTAATTTAAGTAACATCACAGGTGCAAACGTAACAGGACAAGTAGGCAATAGTTTAATTGCTGGTACTGTTTATACTAATGCACAACCAAATGTAACAAGTGTAGGTACATTAACTGGATTAAATGTATCTGGTAATGTTACAGTAACAGGTAATTTGTCAGTGGCAGGTAATATAAGTTATGTTAACAGTAATGTAACAGCCATTTCAGATCCTGTAATTGAATTAGGTAATAATGCAAACAATCAACCATTAACAAATAATGATGGTATGGATCGCGGTGAGATATTACATTATTACACAACACAACCTGTCAATGCATTTATGGGTTGGAAGAATGGTAGTAGTGAATTTCAATTTGGTAGTAATGTATCAGTTCTTAATAATGTTGTTACAGTTAATACTTATGGTAACATTCGTGCCCAACAAGTTTATGCAAACATTAATGGCAGTAATGTAATTGGTAACGTCGGTAATGCAGTTCATGCATATTTTAGTGATTCAGCAAATAGTGTTGCTGGAGCGAATGTTTCTGGTTCTGTATCACAAAGTAATTATGCAAATATAGCAAACTCAGTAGCAGGTGCTAATGTATCAGGCGCAGTTGCATATGCGACAACTGCAAATGCAGTAGCCGGAGCAAATGTAAGTGGCTCAGTATCACAAAGTAATTATGCTAATATCGCTAACTCAGTATCGGGGAGCAACGTGTCTGGTCCTGTTGCATTTGCTACAACTGCAAATAGCGTAGCAGGTGCAAACGTAAGTGGTTCTGTATCACAAAGTAACTATGCAAACATTGCTAACTCAGTAGCAGTAGCAAATGTTGTTGGTATAGGTAACATTGCAACTATTAACTTAAATGGATCAACAACACAAGTATTATATGGTAATGGTGTATTTGCTACATTGTCATTACCAAGTGGTAATGGAATCAGCAACGGTACAAGTAATGTAAGTATACCTGTTAGTAGTGGTAATGTAAACACTACAGTTGGTGGAGTTGCAAATGTATTGGTTGTAACAACTACAGGTATAAATGTTGCAGGTTATATTAACAGCACAGGTAATATTACTGGTGCAAATGCTAGTTTAGGTAATTTAGTAACTAGTAATTATTTTAGTGGTAATGGTAGTTTATTAACAGGTATTAATGGTGCAAACGTATCAGCAGTAGCACAAAGTAATTATTCAAACATAGCCAATAGTGTATCAGGTAGTAACGTATCAGGTCCTGTTGCGTTTGCTACAACTGCTAATTCAGTAGCAGGTGCTAATATAAGTGGTTCTGTATCACAAAGTAATTATGCAAATATTGCTAACTCAGTTGCTGGCGCTAATGTATCTGGCCAAGTTGCTAATGCATTAGTTAGTGGTACAGTATATACAGCCGCACAACCAAACATTACAAGTGTAGGCACACTAACATCATTATCAGTAACAGGTAATATTACTGCAGGTAATGTTGCAGGTGGCAATTTAATTAGTGGTAATTATATTAGTGGTAATGGATCATTATTAACAAGTATCAATGGTGCAAATGTATCAGCAGTAGCGCAAAGCAATTATGCAAACATAGCAAACTCAGTAGCAGGTGCTAATGTAAGTGGTTCTGTATCACAAAGCAATTATGCAAATATAGCAAACTCAGTAGCAGGTGCTAACGTAAGTGGTACAGTTAGTAGTGCAACAACTGCCGGTACAGTAACAACTGCAGCACAACCAAACATTACAAGTCATGGTTCATTAATAGGACTAACAGTAAGTAATATTGCAGGTGTAGTTGATTTTACAAATACTGCAAACGTAAGTTTGGGCGCAGTAGGTAATCTTAAAATCACAGGTGGTAGTGCAAGTCAATATTTACAAACAGATGGTACAGGTAATTTAAGTTGGCAAACCGTAACAGGTGGCGGCGGTTCTAGTATCAGCAATGGTACAAGTAATGTAAGCATACCTGTAAGTAGTAGTAACATTAATATGAACGTTAATGCAACAAACGTTGCTGTTTTTACTAATACAACTGCAACATATAACGTTGATGGTGTTTTCTCAAGTGCTAATATTAGTTCTATTAGTAATGGAACGAATGCAGTCGGTGGTATATTCAGTGTTATTGATTATGGTAATACACAAAATGCAACAGATATTGACTTCTTGTCAGCACAAGCACGTGGTACACGTGGTAGTCCAACTGCATTAGGTACTGGTGACATATTATTCAAATTAAACGCATATGGTTATACTGGTAATGGTACAGCAACTATTGATGGTATTACTGGTTGGAAAGATGCAGGTAGTGCAATTGCAAGTTATGTAATTGAATTGCCAACAGGTGCGAATGGTGCATATACAACAGAATCTAGATTACAAGCAGTACAAAATAACGGTAATCTTGCAAAAGCAGGATTATATGGTAATGGTACATTTTACATCTCTGGTGGAGGTGGTGCAGATGGCAACTTAACTATCGGTAATATTGCTGGTAGTGGTACAAGTAATCTTGCAAACGTAGCATTTACTAAGTATAATGAAAAAGTAGTTGCAGGTGGTAGTACAGGTGCTGCAACATTAACACCAGATGCGGCAGCAGGTACAATATACAATTATACGCTAACAGGTAATATTACATTAAGCGCATTAGGTAATGCAGTTGCTGGTACAGGTATGACAATTATATTAACACAAGATGCAACTGGCAACAGAACATTAACAAGTACAATGAAGTTTTTAGGTGGAACAAAAACTTTAAGCACATCAGCAAATGCGATAGATATTATGAGCGTATTTTATGACGGAACTACATATTATGCTTCATTAGGTAAGGGATTCGCATAATGTTTTCATGGCGTGACAATTATATAAATTATCTTAGTGCTGGTGGAGATCCATATTGGTATAATGTAGTTTTCGCACAAAATTTTGAATATCCAATTTTTGGTAGTGCTAGTGGTCCAACTGATTCTAGTAGTAATAATTATAGTGTTACTCTTAGTAATCTTGTTGTAGCAAGTAATTTAACTCCTTTTGGTGGTTCAAGTACACAAGGTTCATTGTCATTTACTGGCAGTCCAATTAATAACTATGTAACATTTCCATCAGGTCAAGCAGCATTTACTATGGGTACTGGTGCTTGGACTGTTGAATTTTGGTTTAACTTAAACTTTGCAGGTACAGGTGATCAAAGTTTTATTGATATGCGTAATCCAAGCGCATTCAACGTAACTGGTATAGAAATTGATTATACTGTACAAACATTACGATATTATACTAATGGTGGTGCAGCCATTCAAACTGCTAGTGGATTAGTTACTGCTGGTAATTGGTACCATTTTGCATTATGTAAAAGCGGTACTAGTACAAAAATGTTTTTGAATGGAACACAGGTAGGTTCTACATATACAGATAATAATAGTTATATTGCAAATACTCCATTATTAGGTGTATATAGTTTAAGTTCGGGTGCCGGTCAATTAAATGGATACATGAGTAATTTGCGTATTGTAAAGGGTACTGCTGTATATACTGCTAATTTTACACCCCCATCTAGTCCATTAACTGCGATATCAGGTACAAGTTATTTAATGAACGTTACAAGAAGTACTAGTGGTACTGGATTATATAACAATTATACATTAGCAGGTACTGATTTAAGTACAAATACTTTTACACCAACTGGAACTATAGGGTGGTCAGGACTAAGTCCTTTTGGTAATAGTTATCCAGGTAGTTTTAGTTTAATTAGTCAAGGTGCACAATCATTAACTGTTGCAACTAATGCTGCATTTACATATGGTACTGGTGATTTTACTATAGAATGTTGGGTACGATTTAATACTATAGGTACACAACAATATATTATTGACCAAAGAAATAGTGGTACTGCAACTGCAATCATACCCACAATATATCTTGCTAGTACAAACGTAATCGTTTATTATGTTAATGGAGCAGCAAGAATTACAGGTACAGTATCAATATCTGCAAATACTTGGTATGCAATATCTGTTGTTAAATCTAGCGGCAGTACAAAATTATATGTGAATGGAACACAAGATGGTTCAACATATACTGATAGCAACACTTATGCGGCTAGTCGTGTAGTTATTGGGACTAATGCGGCAACAGCAGGTAATTATTTAAATGGATATATTACTAACGTTCGTTTAGTTAAAGGTACTGCCGTATATTCTGCTAATTATACACCTAGCAGTATACCTTTAACTGCAATCACAAATACAAGTTTATTATTAGTTAACAATGGTGGTTTCCAAGATGTAAGTAGTCAAGGACAACTTATTACTACTCCACTAAATATTTCAAATCCATCAGCGACAACTGCGCTTGCAAAATTTGGTAATCAATCTAGTGTTTATGCTCCATCAGGTTATCAATTAATTGGGCATCAAACATATCTACCATTTGGTACAAATGATTTTACTATTGAAGGTTGGGTGTATCGTAATGTTGCAAATGCAACTCATACAATTATAACAAAAAGCGGAGTTCTTGGTTCATATACTAGTTTAGGATTTAATGGCACAAGTCAATATGTATATACTAAACCAACTGGTAGCGAATTTAATTTAAGTACTGGTGATTTTACAATTGAATTTTGGATATATCCTACTGTATCTCCATCGAATTCATATGCTCCAACTGCATTTACTATGAATGCTAACGGCACTGATTGGGGTGTTGGTGGTACTGGTTTACGTATAAGTCAAAGTACTGTTATTATGGGGAATAGTTCTGGATTTACTACATTGACATTTTCTAGTACTATTGCAACAAATGCATGGACTCATGTAGCAGTAGTGCGTAGTGGAAGTGGAACAAATAATGTTACTGCATATCATAATGGTGTAAGTAAAGGTACTGCAACATATACAGGTAATATAGGTTCAACTACTTGTTGGCCAGCATTATCAACAAGTGATAGTGCAGGTACTGGTGGTCGTGAATATATGACTGGTTATTTTAGTGATTGGCGAATTGTTAAAGGTTATGCATTATACACAAGTACTTTTACTCCACCGACAACACCATTGACAGCAGTAACAGGTACAAGTTTATTAGTATCACAAAATAACGTTGATAGCGGACCATTATCATTAACCATGTATGGAACTAATTCGGTAGTAGTATCATCACCTTATAGTAATACAGTTGGTTGGACATTACAAATAAACAGTAGCAATCAATTAATTTGGGTTAGTGGCACAACTACATTAAGAACAAGTACTACTACTATTGGTGCGACTACTTGGACATATTTTACTATTAGTAGAACTAGCAATACCACATATATGTTTATTAATGGTGCATTGCAGGGCACTTCCTTTACAGATAATGGAAATTATAATCAAACAAATAATATGTATATTGGTGCTGACCGTTCAATTGCGAATGGATTAAATGGTTATATAGATGATTTACGAATAACAAATGGAGTTGGTCGTTATACTGCTGCATTTACTAGTCCATCTACGACATTTCCAACATATGGTTCTGGTAACTTACCGACACCAGCACCAGCCCCAACATACCCAGCATTCGTTACAAGTGGTGTTGTCTTCTATGTAGATGCAGGTAATTCATCTAGTTATTCTGGATCCGGTTCATCTTGGTTAGATTTGAGTGGTAATAATTGGACTGGTACGATTAGTAATGCAACATATGTATATACTGGACCAAATGGAGTAGGCAGTTATTTTAATTTTAATGGTACAAATTCAAACGTAAACTTTGGTAACGTAACAAATGCAAACTTTGGTAGTGGTGACTTTACTATTACATTCTGGATGTATGCAACAGTATGGGGCGGTAGTTCAGGTCCTTGGGGTAAGAAAAACGTTGATACAACAAATGCTACTGCTTGGCATTTTTATAGCGACGGTGGTATACCAACATTTATAAATGGTCGTTTTGGTAATGGATCAGTTAATAATCAATGTACTACTGCTGTTGCAACAGGTGTTTGGACAATGTATACAGTAATTCGTAGTGGTAGTGGTACAGGTAATTTGAATTGGTATATTAATGGATCTACAACTACTTCAGGTACTTATACAAATACAAATACTGTTACTGAAACTGCTAGTTTATATGCAGGATATACACAACGTTATAATGCTTATTTTAATGGTAGATTATCAGTTATGGCAATTTATAATCGTGCAATATCTACAACAGAAAACGCACAAAACTTTAATGCTACCGCGTATAGATATTTTTAATTATGATAGACTTTTCAACACAACAGTTAACATGGATATTAGTAGGTGCACTTGGTATAGGTGGTACTGGCTATCTTAACCTAACTAAATCAGTTGATGAGATAGACAAAAAATTAGCAGTTACAATAAATACAACTGACAATACAAACAAAAATATAGATAAGTTACAACAACAGTTAGACAGAATAGAACAAAAATTAAATACGCCTGTTGTTATGAAGTAATAAATATTTTCGTGTGACGAGTTCTTTGTTTCTACAGTACGCCATACTATTTTTCTTTAGAATAAGTCACACACCTTTTTCGTACCCCGCCGCTGCTATTGTCTCTTGAATCTCTATACCCTAAATACACGGCGTGGGTACATCTCTTTTAACTCCCCAAATGTAATACTTTCTACTGACTTGACGGTAAATGGACTCTGTTGTATACTATGTGTTCAGTAGCGATAAAAAGCAACTGAAATGGTGTTGTAAAAATACAACACTACAGAATTGACAATAAATCGGTTCTGTAGTATACTATGTTTTCTTTCTTAACTAACGGAGTTTATTATGTTTTCACAAGGTTCTATTGACCAAATGTCTGTTGAGGAATTGGCTAAGACTATCAGGTCTTTGACTTATTCATTAGAAAATCAATTAGACGATCCTGCTGATGCGATTGACTATTGCTATGCCATTTCTAATCTTGCAAGTTCTTTGCAGGAGCGTCTTGAGGCTGTTCTTGAGGATGATGCGTAAAAACAACACTACAGAATTGACAATAAATCATTTCTGTAGTATACTATGTTTTCTTTCTTAACTTAATGGAGTTTTTATGTCTACAACAGTAGAGTTTCGTAAATCAGAAGAACAACGCCGTATTGAGGCAAAGTGTGAAATTCTTGACAAGTGTCAATCTAGTGATGATATTTTTGAAATGTTATCCGATGAAATCAATACATTAATGCAAGATGGTAATAGTGATGACTTTACTATAACTGACCACTATAATTTTGGTACTGAACATGACATTGAATTGTTACTTGAATTGACTAGTGACTTGCGTTGGTATACTCGTCTTATCAAAGATGATGACAACAAACATATCACAACATACAATCTTGACTATTTGCGTGACTATATGTAACTCTTGCGCTATGTTGTATGAGAGGCTCCTTTCATTGGCATGGGGTCAATGTAATCTCTCATATGATTATCTTAGCACTCTGGTCCCGTAGTGTGCGCTCAAACGGGACAACTTCAATGAAAGTATTAAGATGAATGAAGAAAAATTAACTACTGCCGCAATTATAGCAAACATTGACCATTATGAATGTTTGGTTAGTGATAGCAAAGAAGTAACACAAAAACTATTATGTCAATTACAATATTGGTTAGATAGATTAGAAAAACAACAAGAATAATTACCCAAAACATTTGTAAAAATATCGCCTCTAAATTATAATATTTGAACTTATTATATAAATAAGTATGTGTGAAACTTTTGAACTTGTGGCACACAACGTTATCTCTAAACAGAAGCCCTAGTTTTGCGGCTAGGGCTTCATCTTCCGCAATAAGAGTTTAGAGTAAACAAATTAACTTTAGAGGTAAACAAATGAGAATCAATTTAATCGTCCCTTATAAGGACAAAGACCTAGTTAAAACATTAGGTGCTAAGTGGGACTTAGCAAGAAAAATCTGGTATATTACTGACATAGAAGATGTAGGTATCTTTTTAGAATGGATGCCCGAACATTATAAACAACCAACAAAAGACATAGTACTAAAGCACGATAAATTTCGTGTGGTACAGCCACGTACATTCACGAAAGGTAATAAAAATGTTAAATGAACAAACAATATTATCACTACATAATCAATTAATTGATGAATTAGAAACACTTGACGAATATTTGGTCAATGGTGATTTTATCAATAGTGAACTAACCAATACTTTTGTAGATGAATTAATAGAACAAATTAAAAACTTAGGAGATAACAAATGATAGTTTCAACATTTAAATCAGTGCAAAAAGCATATGTAGATTTACATTTAGATATGCCATGGGAAGAGATTGCTGAACTAATGATGCATCATAATGATGTAGAACAAAAAAATCATGTAGAATTATACAATATGGTAGAATTTAAAGATCCTAATGATGAAACAACAGAATGGGGCAGAAAGTATCATTATATTAATGGTGAAAGACAAGAAACTTATGATTTAATTCCATACACAACAAGACGTTGTAAAAATAATGTAGTTAGTTTAAGTGGCATTGTATTAGACATTGATGAACATAGAACTATTGATGAAACAATGGAATTGTTACATGGTCTTGAATATGTATTATATACAACATTTAGAAACATGTTGAAATATGATGAAAATGAGCCCAAACAAAAATTTCGTGTTGTCATACCTTTTAGTAGACCATTATTAAAAGAGGATATAGAAGGTAGACAACAAAGTATTATAGATACACTTCCCAATGTTGATAATTGTAGTTTTACTGTTAGTCAAAGTTTTTACTTTCATAGTGGTAAACATCAACAATTTGCACATTGGAATCGTGGTATAATGATTGATCCATATGATTTTCAATATACTCCTCCAATTGTCTATGTACCACAGCCAATCAAAACATCAACTGAATTTACTGATGACATACAACAACTTTACAAAGATGCGGTCATTAAAAGTTTGTTAACTTGTAGTGGATTACATTATGCTGGTGTTGGTGCTAATAATTTGGGCGTTCTTACATTAGTAAGCATTTGTCGTAGTATTGGATTAACATTTGAAGAATACGATATGATTTGTAGTAATATATCTGATAATGGTAGTGAATTGAAAAAACCTAGCGTAAGACGAATGGCTTGGACAGGATGGGATGGCGATAAAATTCGCAAAGAAACACGTGATAAGTTTATTGAAAGTTATGGCGGAATCAAGGTTGTTGTACAAAAAAACATACCTAATTCAATATTCAGGAAAGAAAAAATAATATGAACAATATAGATAATAGCAGAGAAGAAAGATTAAGACTTCTCAAAGAAGATATCTTAAAAAATAAACAAAAGGTTTTATCGCCGAAGTTAGAGTTATTTGAAGAAACTAAGCCACTTTTAGTAGTGGATAACACGAAGTTAGCAACAGATATTAATAATACATTAAAATTCAAGTTTTTGCCGCCTTTGATAGTACATACACTACAAGTTATGAAAGACATTAATAATGTACCAGAAGAAATGGCTATTCAAGCAATATTAGGTACTATCAATTTTGCTACCCAAAGTTTGTATAATGTAGATCCAGTCTGGTTTGGGGGTACGATAATACCCACAAATGAATATTTTATCAGTTTGGCTCCTACTGCAGGACTTAAATCTACAATTTATAATATGTTAAAAGCAGGCATTACAAAATTTGAAGATGAAGGAAAAATCAAATATTACGAAGACATGAAAAAATATAAACTAGCACATGCCTTTTGGGAAAAAGAATATGAAAAATTGTATAAGTCATTAACAGTTGAAGATATCAATGACAAACAAAGATTTGACACATTAATACAAAGTCTTGGTCCTGAACCACAGAAACCCCAGCATTACAAGAAACGAGTAGGTACTGGAACAAAAAATGGTATTATGAACGTGTTTAGAGAAACTAGTTATGGGGGATTAAGTTCTGGAGAGGCGGGTGAATTTTTTAATGGTCATGCGTTTCAAGATGGTAAAAATGCCGGTAAGGGTTTAGAAATGATTGGTTTCTTAACTAGTTTTTGGGATGGTAGTAGTTTAGACAAAACAACTGGTGTCGAAGCATTTACATTAGATAATCGTAGATTTAACATGTTATTTTTATTACAAAAATCTATGGCTAAAGATTGGCTAGGTAATCCATTATATAGTTCTCAAGGATTTGTACATCGTCTTCTTATTACACATTGTGATTATTGGGATATTCCTGATGCTGATATTAATGAATTAGAAAACAATAGAAAAAATGTGCAATTACTACATAAATTTCACGATAGAATCTATCAACTATTGAAAATGGAAAGAACTCATAAAAAAGATAATAATTTAGAACTTGAGTTACCTACAATGTATATGAATCACGATGCATTAGAGAAATTTACTAAGTTTCTTAATGAAATGAAACAAAAGCAGAAATTAGAACTATATGAAGATTTTATAGGGTTTTTAGGTAGACTTCCAGAACATGTTATTAGATTAGCAGCAACTATAACCATTTTTGATAATAGTGATAAAATTCAATTAATACATATGAAAGGTGCTATTGAATTGGGTTACTTTTATTTGGAACAACGAATGACATTAGATTTGGGCGCTAGTTCAAAATATCAAAGTCAAGTTGATACTGCTGAAAAGTTAACCAAAAAAATATTAGAAAAGATAAGAGAAGATAAGGTCATTGACGTAGCATGGTTGAATAGAAGTAGCCCACCATTTTTTAGAGGTTTATCGGCTGATGAAAGAAGAAAAATTGTAGATGAGATTGATAGTCGTGGTGTATTAAAATGGCACACAGACATAAAACAGTTTTTGATTGTGGACGAAAGTGTAAAAAAAGTAGCAGAAAAGTAGCAGGTAAGTAGCAGTTTTTGATGAAAAGTAGCAGTTTTTTGAGAAAGTAGCAGAAGTAGCACAAGTAGCAAGTAGCACATAGACATATTCTAACTAAAGCGAAATTATGAGTATATCCTTCTTATAATAGCCTAGAACGCACTTTTATATTTTTGACTTTTTTTATTTGCCTGTTTTTGTCTAGATAAGGTGCTACTTCTGCTACTTTTTCTTGTTTTCTATATGTGTATGTGCTACTTGTGCTACTTGTGCTACTTCTGCTACTTTTGATTTTTATAAAGCCATATCAATGAGTAACTTAAATAACTCATGCGATTATCAAAACTAACAACAACTCCAGAACATATAAAAAACTACAATTTGGTCTATAGATTAATGTTACAAGACCCATATAAAAAAACTAGACTTTGGCAATTTGTGGGGTATAGATGTCAGAAATGTGATAGAGTTATTAAGAACGATACAACTATACCAAGTCATACTGTTAGTTGTAAAAAGCCATTACAAAAATATAGATTAGAAAACCCAGATGTAATATTGAATCTTAAAAGAGAGAGTTGGGAGCCCTTTGAAATGAATCAAGTTTATCAAAACAACGATAATCAAAACAATATAACTGTATTGGATAAGGAAATAGATATTATGTAAGTGTTGGATAAGGAAATAGGGTAACAACTCTATTGCATCTTTATCTAAATGTGCTAAAATCGACAAAGGTAGTACTTACGTACAGCCTTTTGAAAAGAATCAAATATTATCGAAATTTGATAAATATTAAAATAGAATAGAATAGCATAGGAGATAATCATGCCAATACACAAAACATCCAAAGGTTATTACTGGGGTAGTAAGGGACCTTTCCCAACAAAACAAAAAGCAGAAGAAGTACAACGTGCGGCCTATGCAAATGGCTACAAAGAAAAACCACAACCAATGAAAAAGTAAATTAATGAATCAACCATCACAACCATATCAACTAGTTAAAGGTCCAGATGGACTAATTTATGTTGCGATAGACCCATTGATGAATGCAATCAAAGATAGCGTTATTAACTTAATGGATTTGCAACTACCAGAAACTGAAGAAGATTTAAGAAACCAAAAACTTATGGGCCTTAAAGCAACTTATGAAATATTAGGTGCATTATTACAAGAAGCAAAATTAAATGAATTTAGAGAAGAACATGCAACACTACAATAAAGATTATCATTTACACAAACAGTTAATCGATAGACCAGTTACTAACCATTGTAAGGCATTGGATCGTATGATTGTTGAGTTTAGCAAATACCTATCACCAATAGAGATGGACATATGTTTAGAATTCTTAGATAAGATTAGTGATAGTAAACATGATGTCAATTGGAGTGAGAGTGATGCTAAAACTCAGATGCAATTGATGTTAGGTAGTGAACGTTACCTAGAACTAAAAAGATTATGGGGTAAGGATAATCAACATTTATTAAAGAACCTAGGTAATAAAAAGTATTTGCATAAGCCAACAGGTACATACTGGGATGGACTAGATGCAACAGACGATGAAAACGATTATGAGGTATTATACATATGAGTACGATAAAAGAAGGTTCAACGTTTAAATTAGATGAGTTAACCACTGATTGGCAGAATGACACACCGGGTGGGCCAGTTGATGAATCATTAACACCACATGAGTTTGATGTTATATTACCAGGCAAGCATGGTGGTGCAAGACCCGGTAGTGGTCGTAAGCCAGGTAAAGATAAGTTAAGTGGTGCAGGCATATTGCAAGCGATAGCCAATCGTGATGTACCATTTGAAGTAGGATTAGCAGAAGACTATGCAAAAGCAAGAAGTAGTGGTGACATGCATGTTATACAAAAGTACCAATCAATGATATTGAATAAGGTAGTCGCTGACAAACAAGAATTAGATGTAACTAGTAATGGCCTAACTATAGGCGCTAGTTTCGTGTTCCCAAGTTTAGAATTAAGTGATTGGCAGACTCAAGACGAACTTATAACGAATGAGTCAACAACCTAAAATAGACATACCTTTATATGGTGAGCAGAAAACAATTCTAGCAGATTGGCTCACTACCGACAAGCATTGTATTGATATAGTTCCAGTTGGTAGTGGTAAGACTTTCTTAGCCGCGATTGCATTACCAATATTCGCTAGTGACCCTCGCTATCATAAAGGCAAAGATATCATTTACTCTGCACCAACAGGGGCAATGATAAAGTCTTTGATATGGGAACCATTAAAACAAAGTTGCATGAAGTACTTTGGCTTAGTGGATGGTAAAGATATCAACAACAGCGAACTAACAATTAAGTTCCCAGGTGGTTGTTTCATTCGTTGCAAAAGTGCAGAGCAACGTGAGAACTTAAGAGGTCTTAACGTAGGTGTGTGGGTAGCAGACGAAGCGTCATTATACACACAAGATACATTGCAAGAGATTACAAATCGATTAAGACCTAAAGTAGGACAGCCAGATACGTTTGGTAGATTGATTGTTATCAGTACGCCAAATGGTAATGGGCCACTCTATGACCTATTTCGTTTAGCATTAGAATTGCCAGAGAAGTATGTTGTTCGTCATCTAAACTATTTGCAAATGCGATCTGGCAATAGAAAGTTTATTGAAGAACAAAAACGAATCATCAGTCCATTAAAGTTTCAACAAGATTATATGTGTAGTTGGGAGAACGTTGAAAATCAATTCTTCTATACATGGAACAAACACAAATATACAGTAGAGAACATACCAGATCGAATGAATGATTTATATAGTTTTCACGACTTTAACAAACGCAGAATGTGTGCCGTAATCGCACAAGTTATAAATCCTAATAAACCTAATGGAAAGATAGAGGTATTAAAAAGTTATGCTATCAATGATTGTAGTACAGAAGGAATCGCACAAGCAATTCGTGTTGACTTCCCAAGAAGGCGTATCAATAGTATTATTGACATGTCCGGAACGCAAGTTAACCGTGACACCACTTCGCCATTCGGTATCACTGACCGCATTCTACTTGAAAAGTATGGCTTTACGATTGTTAACAACCGTAATAGTAACCCTCTCATTGCCGATACTGATAACACTAGCAATAGTTTCATCAATAATGGGAATTTGGTCGTTCAACAAGATGACAAACTTCTCCTTGAAGCACTTAACACATACCATTTCGAAGATGGCTCAAGAAAGAAACTTGTGAAGTACGTTGAACAAGCATATGCACACATTGACGGATTAGGTGATTGCATACGTTATGGCATACATCATTTGTTCCCAATCAATCATAATGAATTGAATGTACCTGATTATATTACAAACGATAGTAAATTTGTACAAAGACCTGGTGGTGAGCATATGCCTCATTCACCATTGTTCCCAGGTGGACCAACTTGGGAAGAACTATTAAGAGAAAATACAAATAGTGACAACGAAGACCATATGACTTGGTAAAGAAAGGAAAAGTAAAATGGCAAAAAGAACATACCCACAACATGATGATGAAACATATCGTAGATATTTCGCAAGACATGTAAGAATCGATGAAGTAACAAACTGTCAGTTATGGCAAGGTGGCAAGAACAACCTAGGCTATGGCATGTTTCGTTATAAAGATGGCATGGCAACAGCACATCGTGTAAGAATGCAATTAGAAGGATACGATATTAAAGGTAAGAAAGTATATCATACCTGTGACAACTATAATTGTGTTAATCCTGCTCATCTTAAGATAGGTGACATATTTGATGTGCGTGGTTTACAGTCTAGTAGAGGTCGTGCTGGTAGATATTGGAGTGATCCCAAGTATAAACTTACATGTACTCATTGCGGTAAGACTAGTAGACCACAAGATATAGACCATTATCATAATGATAAGTGTAAAAGTAAGCCTAATATATCTACGGACCCACAATAACAGTTAATTGCGTAAAAAGTATAAATACATTAATAGCATATGTCCCGTTATAGCATAGGAAAAATACATGAAGAATAAAGAACTATTACATCGTTGTGCGATATACACGGCGATATATCAGACTATGGCTGACTACCAACTAGCGTACCTTGGTGGAACAGCATTCAAAAGACAAGCAAGAAAAAAGCGCCCTAGTGAAGATGAAAAGATTCACATCGACTTAGTAACTCACACAGTGGCACAGCCAATATGCCGTTATATCGTAGACACACTAAACAATTATGTATTTGAGCCGGGCATTAAACGTGATTTACGATTTGCAACACCAAATGGCGATCCAATCGATGAAGAAAACTTAGAGTGGGCTGAACTATTCCAATTAGATGCCAATCTAAGCAACATTAGTTTGAATGGATTAATGGAACAAGTAGGTCAATTATCTAGCATCTTTGGTCATTGCTGGGTATTTGTTGATATGCCTAAAGAATCAGAGGGTGATGCAGGAAGACCATATGCTTGCACAGTAAGTCCAATGGATGTATGGGATTGGCGTTTTGACTTTTATAATGGTCGTCAAATATTAAAATATGTAAAAGTAAAAGAGTTTGAAGAAGACAATTGTTGGTACTTTAAGTGTTATCATTTAGGTGACACAAACAATCCTAGTTATTGGGAAAGTTATGAAGTTGAGAAAAATGACAACGCCGAGAATGAAGCAAAATTATTAGATACAGGTACATTCCCACCTGGCATGGCTATCCCTGGCTTTATCGCATATGGTCGTAGAGACCCAAGACGTAGTGATGTTGGCATGAGCGATATCGATAACGCAAGCGATGCACAACGTGAACATTATAAATTAGAATGTGAAGCATACCAATCAATACAGTTTGCCAAAACAATTATTCGTGCAGACAATGGTGTTAAAGTACCTGCACATGCTGGTGCAATCGTAAGAGCAACACAAGGACAAATTGAAAGTATTAAAGTTGACACACAAGATGTTGACATGATTATTAAAAAGCAAGCAGACATACTAGACCAATTAGAAAAACTATTAGGCTTTGGTGGACTACGTAAGAATGTTGCAATGGCACAAAGTGGCGTGTCAATGATTGAAGAACGCCGTAATGTACACAAACTAGCAAGAGCAAAAGCACGATTGATGGAAATCTGTGAAGAACAGATTTGGACATTTGCCGCACGTTTTGTTGACATGCGTTGGGCTGGCGAAGTACATTATGATACAGACTATGAGGCAAGTGATACTGATTATCGTTTAGCACTACTCAATCAAGCAAAAGCATTAGCAGGTGATAATCCAATCATTCAAGGTCTTATCGTTAAAGAACTTGTTACATTGTTATGCCCACCAGAAGAGGTCAATGATTATGTTACTGCTACAATGCCTACACTGCCTCAAGAATATCAAGATATTGTTACTGAAGAAGACAGTGAAGCATATACAAGAGACTTGGGTGATCAGGTACCTCCACCAGATGTTGTTGATGCATATGATGAAGAAAATGAAGAACTTGCAACATATAGTGGCTTAGGTACAGGCATCACGTATACAGGTCAAAGTAGTTATAACCCAATTGCCGATCAACTAGTCGGTCAAGCATCAGGAAGATAATATGTTAATAGATTCGTTAAAAACTTATATGGGAACCAATTATGTATTTTATGTTAAAGTACATGGCTTTCATTGGAACTTAGAAGGAATACATTTTTATGAGTTCCACAAATTATTTGAAGATATCTATGTTGATACCTATAATGTAGTTGATACAACTGCTGAATATATTCGTTCATTAGATGAATATGCACCGGGAGCAATGAGTAGGTTCTTAGAGTTGTCAGTATTAGAAGAACAAACTAAGATACCAAAACTAAATTTAATGATTAAAGAATTATTATCCGATAACGATAAAATTCTTGAGTTATTAAAAGATTTATTCGATGAAGCAACTGAAGCCCGTGAAAACGGTATTGCGAACTTCATAGCCGATAGACAGTCAATGCACGGTAAGTGGCACTGGCAACTAAGAGCAAGTCTTCAACCTGAATAATTATGATTTTTCATAAATACTAATCGCAGTAACAAATTAATTATCCAATCGGTGGCTCCGTTAACGCTATAAGGACTTAAAAAATGAGTGATTTCAAAAATGAAATTAATGTCGTTGGCAACGATAGCCAGGTAACAGAGACTCCTGATACTAATCAAAACTCTGAAGGTCAAACGCAAGTTAATCCAGGTGCGATTCGCAAGAGTCAAACTCAAGGTATCTTGAATGCATTAAGTGCAGCAAGTGGTCAGCAATTCGAAAGTGTTGAAGCCGCGGCAGCATGGGCAGCAAGAGTAAGTGCATTGACAACACAATCCGGTGGCAACGTACAGCCGAAGGTAGACAATCAACCAAAGCAAAACAGAACTACAACTACTGATTTGCACGAACAGTTTCAGGCACTTAGATCCGATCTAAGTAAGAAGGAACAGTTGTTACGTGAAAAAGAATTAGATGGTGATATTCGTGGTGCAATGGGTGAAAAGTTTGATAGTGACTTATTAGATTATGCATTAACTAAAGTCAAGTCCAATATACAATGGAATGATGATGGTACATATGTAATCGTTAATAGTAAGGGACAAGAACGTTATTCACAAGATGGTACACCTTTAAGTATTCATGGATTAGTAGATGAAGTTGCAAGGAGCAATCCTAAACTTCTCAAACAGAATACAACTAATCGTGGATCTGGTTTAAGACCAGGGCAAGGACAATTTGCAGGCGCACCGATTGATGCTATACCTGATTATTCAACTGACCCGGCAGCATTTAACGCATGGGCTAGTCGTAATGGATTAGGTAAAAATGTAGGCTTAAAAGGTGTGGGTGTACAAGTGTCTAACTCTGCTGTCAATAAGAAAGTATTCTGATTGCCAACAATCACATTTTAAGGGGAAACAAAAATGGCATATATTTTAGGTGGTAGCGATAACGAAGGTTATGGCTTTGAAAAAGCGATTGCAAACTTTGCAATCAAGGCAGTTCACGAATCTATCGGTTTAGTGAACACTACAAGTGTTGTAACACCAACACAAGGTAATGTATTTGAAATACCAATCTTTGCTCCAATCACATACCAAGATTACAATCCAGCAGGTTCTGGTGGTAACGTTCAAGGTAATGCAAGTGAGCAAAATCCTGCACTAGGTCAAAACAGTATTACTGCTAGCCCAACTGCAGCAGCAACAGCGTTCGACATTTTCTATGGTTGGACAACTGCATTCAACTTGGCTGCTACATTAGGTAGTGAGTTAGGTGAGAGTTTTGCTGAGAAGGTAGACCAACGTGTTGCAGCAGCATTCTTGAGTTTCAAGGCTACTGTTGGTAACACATACTATGCAACAAGTGCAGATGGTTTCGACCGTGTATCAGCATTAGGTGCTATGGAATTGATTTATGAAGGTGACACACCAACAACACCAACAATAGGCTTTACTGCAACTTCAGTATTGCAATTGATTCGTAATGTTAAGTTGAACTGGAAGAACGCACGTTTACCAGGCAGCCCAGCATTAGTATTGGATCAAAACGTTCAGTTCCGTCTATTAGGCGAATTGACTGGTGGTGCAATCAGCCAATCTGGTGGTGCAAATCTATCTGACTTAGGTAACGAATTGTTAGCAAGTGGCAAGATTGAAAACATCTATGGTTGTATGGTAATGTTCACAACATTCTTACCAAGTGCAACTCGTACTGTTTCTGGTACAGCAAGCATTGCATGTAAAGTTGGCGCATACTATGGCGATCAAGCAATTTACACTGTAATGAAGCAAGGTCTAGAAATCAAGATGGGTGAGAAGCCAGGTGGTTTACAAATGTGGTTAACAGGTATCGGTTACTTCGGTTCTGGTGCTGGTGATCTACGTCGTGGTGGCGCAATTAACATTGCATTGGCTGCATCTTAATCAAGTAAGTTTTTACTATAGGAATATAACATGAGTGTCCCATATCAACGAATTTCAAATGCAACTGTAAGTGATATTCAGTTCTACGATCCAGCCGCTGAAAAGCGTGCCGCAAGTCTAGATGTGAATTGGGACAGTTATTTTCATGTAGGTAGCCAAGAGATACTATATCAATTAGAGTTTGGCTGGTGGCCTAAGTATGTTGAAAATACTTGGGGTGCATGGTACTTCAAAAACAATGACAAGGGCCAAGTCATATCGGCTTTTAGCCCAAGCAAGTTAATGAAGAACGACCAAACTCTAATACGCTTAGATTGTTTCAAAGCAATCACAGTTTTCTATGAAAGTTTAGTAACCGATGTTTCTAACATCAACGAAGTCGATAAAATCAACTATGAGCATAGCCTAAAACGCTATAATGTAGAATATGAGAAGGCAACACAATTGTCTAACTTTTATGATTTATATGGTGACGGAGTTATTACTAAACTAGAAGAAAACTATCAAGCAGACGTAGATTATTTTCAAGGCGATAGGAGATATTTCTAAATGGCTGCACCATTAATTAGTACTGAACAAGTTGCGGCATATTTCAAGTCAAAAAATACTGGCTTTGAAATATTCCAAGAGTATGCTGTTAACAAAGAAGTAAATCGTCATGGTATCTATATCAACGATCCTTCTGAAAGTAATCGTGTACCTTATCAACTTGCATTACAAACTGGTGGCAACATTTATGAAAGCACAGACCAAATGTTTATTGTCATGGTAACATTCCAAGATGATAAAAATAAAGTAAAGGCTGAACAAGCAATTACAGATTTGGTAAACAATAATGTTCTGTTAGATGGTTATCATCGCAGAGATTATACTATGCAACAGACCTATCTTAACCGTGCAGAATATAGAACCTATAGTTTCAATTTAACAAGATTAGAGTTTCAATAACCATTACACAAGGAGAATACAGAAATGGCTCGCATTACAACTAACACAACCGGAACAGCACCAACGATTGAAATCACAACTGCTACCGGTAATACAACACAAGTGTTGTCTGTACCATTCATCCAAGACGTTACTATCACAAATAGTACTGGGGTGTTTGCGTATAACACATTTGATAGCACAGACAAACATAAGTTGTCTACACCAGCAGATAACACAGTTGCAACTAACATTGTAATTGATACTGCTGCTTTCTTTGGTGCAAATTCAAGTGCTATTATTGGCACTGATGGCGCATCAGATATTGGTATCGCTAAACTATCTACTGGAAAAGCATTGATTAACTTCAAGATTTTCTGGCAAGGTAATACTGCAGGAACTAGTGACCGTTATTACAGTGGTCAAGGCTTCTTCACAAGTTTAGCACCAAAGACAACTCCAGACGCACCAGTTTGGGTGACACCATTAAACATCGCTGTTGATGGTACATTCACAGTTGGCGTTAACGGATAATATTATTAATTAATATGTCTACAAATAGGGAAGGCAACTTCCCTATTTTATTATAAGGATTAACAAATGAAACCAGATAGCAAAACTCCATTGCGTAGTAATAACGCTCAAGTATGGATTAAAACAAACGAAGAAAAATTATTAGCATTACTTGCAGACGAAGCCAAGCAGGCACCTATATTGCAGGAATTACTAAATACTATACAACAGTTGAAAGCAAAGAATACATTTCGTATTGCAATTATTAACCAACTGATTGAAGATGAACAAATGAAAAAGGAAAACAAATGAAAAACATTAAAGACTTTGCAAGCAAACCCCAATTAATAGAAATCGTATTAGATGATGCTGATATCATTAAAGCATACGATGAACCAATCACATTTTACACATACGATATATTAAGTTTAAGTACATACTTTGAATTTTATAATGCTCGTAGTACAAGTGAATTTAAAAGTTTAGAAAAGATATTAAGAACATTAATATTAGATGACAAAGGCTCTCCAGTTATTGGCGAAGGTCAAGATTTACCATTTGATATTGCAGTAGCGGCTATGACCAAGTTAGGAGAAAACATGGGAAAGTCACAGCGCAAGACATCAACACAGGTAGTTGGAGAACCGCAGAAATGATAACAGTAGGTAGAATGGCAGAACGTTATGGTTTACTTCCAAGTGAAGTTGCAAAACGTGCCACTACCTATGATATTATGGTTACTGATGTTCTTGCGACTTATACAACTTACGAACAACAAAAAGCAAGTGGTGAAGTTAATCCAGAACTATTTGGTCTTACTGAAGACGAGATGGCAAACATGTTGGAGAGTGTACGTGTCTAAAATTATTGATAGATTAAATAAAATTACTAGAACATTAAACAGTCCAACGATTGCTAATGTTGCTTTTCAAAAGTTTGTTGATGTTACGCCTATAGATAAAGGTAATGCAAAACGTAATACAGTATTACAAAATACTAAAATTATTGCTAACTATCCTTATGCTGATGTATTAGATAAAGGTCGAGGCTTTCGTGATGGTCAAATGAGAGGTTCAAATCAAGCACCAAATGGTATGACACAACCAACAATAGAATATGTACGTGATTATGTTTTTCAGCAAACTGGCATTAGATTAAAGTAAAGTAAGGAACAGAAAATGGCAACCGTAGACAATTATGTATTAGAACTTGCTGTTAAAGGCACAGAAGAAGTTGAATCACTTAATAAGAAACTTGAAACGTTTGGTAAACTAATACTAGGTATTGGTATTGCTGAGTTTGGTCATAAAGTTTTAGAATTAGGCGATCATATTCAAAAGTTAAATGATGCAACAGGATTAAGTGTTGAAGGTATTGCCAACTTTCAAAATGCATTAATGTTAAGTGGTGGTCGTGCTGATGAAGCCGGCAAGATGATTGCTAAGTTCTTTCAGATTGTTGATGAAGGAGCAAAGGGCGCTGATACTGCATTACGTGATTTACAAAAAGCAGGTGTTACATTTAGTGACTTAGGTAAATTAAGCGAAGAAGAATTATTAAACAAAGCAGTTAAGAATCTAGGTGAAATGGAAGCAGGTGCTGCCAGAACTGCAGCAGGTATTGCATTGTTTGGTAAAGCATTTAGAAGTGTAGCCGCAACTGATTTAGCAGAAGCATTAGGTAAAGGTGATTTTAGTGGTATCACTAAAGGTATCAAAGAAGCCAGTGAAATGGCTGACAAACTTGAAAACAATATGTACAAATTGCAGTTGGCAGCAACAACTGTATTTGGTCAATTAATTACTTTACTAGAACCTTTCGTTGGTAAAGTTAATGAAGGCAATTTAACATTAGAGCAATCAGAAAAGATTGTTCAAGCATTAGGTATAGCAGTACTTGCAGTTGGTGGTGCTATGGCACTAGCATTTGGTGCTGGTATGATTGGTAACATCATTAAATTTAATGAAGTATTAGGTGTAACTGCCGCAATCAGTAATGTTATTGGTGCAAGTCCAGTAGGTGCAATTGCTAAGATAGCAGCCGCATTAACAACTGCCGCAGTAGCAGGTGGCGCAACATATTTGGCATTAGACCAAATAATGAAAAAGAATAATGAACTTAGTAATGCTCCAGAACCAGGCGTACAAAATCAAGACCAAAATGCAACTAATCAAGCAAGAGTTACAAGTTTATATACTGCTGATGAGTTAAAAGCAAGACAAACTGCATTGCAAGTTGCAATGGCACAAACTGATACTCAACAAAAGCAATTTGAATTAGCACAAAATTATCAACGTGTAATTAATACCACAATTGGTATGGAACAAACACAGGCTGAAATTACAAAATCAAATGCTAGTTTAACTCAAGCCGCAGACAATCAAATTCTTGCATTAGAAAAACAAATTAATGATGAGAAGGCAAAAGGATACATGGTTGGTGACCAACTTAAAGGTGTTAATGAAGGTCTTGTTACTCAATATAAACAACAAATTGACCAAGTAAAACAAAATTTAGAAGTTGTTAAAAAACTAAAAGAAGAAGAAATATTAAGAGTAGAAGCCATTAAAGCAGCAGTAGCCGGCTATCAATTAATGAATAGTATGGTTACTCTTAACAGTAAAACCTTAGAAGAAGATAGAACACGTGATATTACAATGCAAGAAGTTCTTGGTATTAAAACCAAAGAGCAAGGTGATCGTAGAATTGCAATTATAAAATTAGAAACAGAAGCAAATGACCGACTTAATCAATTAAGACTTTTATATGCTCAACAGGCAGTTCAAGGTAATATGATAGAAGCGGCTTCTACATTACAAATGTTAGATTTAGAAAAAGAACGATTTGCTGCTAGAATTAAAAATCTTGAACAAACACAAGCATTAGAAGATAGAATGCGTGAAAGTTCAATTGCAGGAGCACAAGCCGCATTATTTAAGATTGCTAGAAGTACTGATCCATTCACATTAATGGAAAGTAGATTTACTAAAGTATTTGATAATGTAGGTTCAGCATTAGATAAGTTAGTTGATACAGGTAAATTAAGTTTCAGTGATTTAGCAAATAGCATTATTAGAGATTTGATTAAGATTGAACTAAGAGCAGCCGCAAGCAACTTCTTAAGTTCTGCTGCTGGTTGGTTAGGCTTTGGTGTACCAGGTAAGGCAGCGGGTGGAGATGTAGATAGTGGTCAGCCTTATATGGTTGGTGAAAAAGGACCTGAATTATTCATACCTAAAATGGCAGGTACAATAGTACCAAATGGTCAAATAGGTAGCACTAGTTCATCAAGTTCTAGTCCAACTCCAATAGGTGGCAACACAATAACTAATCATTATTATACGGTCAATGCAGTTGATGCTAAATCAGTAGCACAACTCTTTGCTGAAAATCGCAAAACATTATTAGGTAGTGTAATGATGGCACAAAAAGAAATGCCATATAAAACGAGGTAAAATATGGGAATACAAACAGTTATAGATAGTTGCGATAGTTTAGAAATCAATCGCAGAAAATTAGTTGGTATACAATATACTAGAAACGAAATTAGTCGTACTAGTGTTACACCAACATTAAATCCATGGCGCTTTACATTAACATTGCCTGCTAATCTAAAATATAGTGATGCAAGAGGTTTATTAGAAGAAATAGATAATTTAGATAGAGTGTTACCAGAAACAATATACTTTGGACATAATAATAAATTAGCATGGATATTCAAATATCAAGGTGATGCTAACATAGCAGTAATGGCTACAGTCACAGTTACAAGTTTTACAGGTAACCAATTAGTATTAAGTAACTTACCAAACATAGGTGCAGGTAATTATTTGTTTAAGAAAAATGATATCATACAAATATATGGTTATCCATATCCATTCAGTAGCACTACTGATGTGTTGCGTGGATCAGCAACTACTGTAACAGTAGTGACACATAGACCAAACTTTATTCCATATAACATAACAGGCGCAACAATCACAGTTGGTCAATATGCAAACTTTCAATTGTTTTGTCCAAACATGCCAACATATAAATTAATACCAGGTGGTGGTAGTTATGATAGATATGGTAACATAACTAATAATGCATATATTCAATGGTCAAGTGAATTCAAACTTTATGAATATTTAGGTCAAATATGATTAACATTCCACAAGTAAACAATGTTCCATATGTTAGCAATGCTGAGTTTATAAAACTAATAGTAACTAGCAATGACAACATTACCACAACTCATACATTTAGTAGTAGTTACAAGAACGAAGTTATTAATGGATCTACATATCTTGCATTAGGTGGATTGTTAAGTGTAGGCACACAACAAAGAGATTTGCGTGTTACCAATAGTGATACTGTAATTACATTAAGTGGATTACAAAGCGAAAACATATATCTTGTATTAGGTACAAAGATTAAAGGTAGTCTAGTTGAAATCTATCGTGGATTTTATGATGACCAATATAGTTTAGTAAACACAGTTCGTAGATATAATGGTGTAGTTACAAGTTATACATTAAATGAAGATTTGCAAGTAGAAAATCATAATGACAACTTTGTTATTTCAATAAACTGTTCTGCATTCAAAACTGTATTAGAAAACAGAGTTAGTGGTCGTAAAACAAATGGTACTAGTTGGAAAGTTTTTAATCCAACTGATACAAGTATGGATAATGTACAAGCAATTAGTCAAGCATACTTTGACTTTGGTAAACCACCACAAGGTACAACAACTAATTCAACAAACACATCGAGTTAATAAATGAAAATCGTAGAAGCAAATAAATTCCATTCAGATGTTATCATACAAATGTTGAAAAATTACAGAGAAGTAACTCCTGTAGAGTTTTTCAAATATTGTGATAACGAAGAATACATCAACAAATTATTAAGACATATCTTTGCTGGTCGTGGCATAGTGTTACTGGCTTACAAAGAAGATAAAGCAATTGGCATGCTAGTTGGCTTTATAGAACAATCAATATGGGATCCTGATATATGTATGATGCGGGAATTAGCATACTGGGTGGAACCAGAACACAGAGGTTCAAGTGCGGCATATCGATTATTATCAAAGTACAACGAAATCGCACAGTCACTTTTAGATACAGGCAGAATAAAAACATGGACAATATCAAAAATGGTAAACAGTCCTGATTTAAGTTATGATAAGTTAGGCTTTCGCAAAGTCGAAGAAACATGGAGTGTAAGTTAATATGCCAATTTTTACAGCAGCCGCAGTATTCATCGCAGAAGCAATTGGAGTAACCAGTGTGCTTGGTATAGCAGCCATTAACTTAGGTGTTCGTGTAGTTGCAGCCTATGTTGTTAGTAGTTTAGTTACAAAACGAGATCCAGGTACACCAACAAGTAATTCAACAACAGGTTCTGGTGGTGGTAGTAGAGTTCAATTACAACCAGCAACAGAAAATAGATTACCAGTTGTTTATGGTAGTGCATTTGTAAGCCCAATTATTATTGATGCAAAGATTAGTACAGACCAAAAGACTATGTGGTATGTAATGGCATTAAGTGAAGTTACTGATACAGGTACAATATCATTTAATCGTCAATATTGGGGTGATAAAGAGTTATTCTTTGATACTGGCGACAAAACAAAAGTTGCATATTGGACAGATACAAACAATGTAACAAATACTAACGTTGCTGGTAATATGTACATTTACTATTATAATAATGGTAGTGCTAATCCAACAAATACAACATTAAAAGCATGGGAAGTGTTAAGTGATAGTCAAATTGAAAGCACACAACGTTGGCCTACAACTAACACAATGACCAATGTTGCATTTGCAATTGTTAAAGTTATCTATAACACAACTGCTGGATTAACTGGTAGTGACCAATTCAAAGTTCAATTAGTTAATACTTTATATCAGCCAGGTTCTGTAATCAAAGATTATTTACATAACACACGTTATGGTTGTGCCATATCATATGATAATATTGATACCGATGCATTAACTGCATTGGATACATATAGCGCACAACAAATAAGTTATATTAATCCAGCAGGTGGCCCATTACTATACCAAGACAGATATACAATCAATGGTCCTATAGATACAAATAATAATTGTTTGGTTAACTTGCAAGCAATGGTTGATAGTTGCGATAGTTGGTTGCAATGGAATGAAACATATAATAAATGGAGTGTAAAAATCAATAGAAGTTATACTGATTATACAACATTTGAAAGTTTATTTGCTATTACCAGTAGCAATATTATTGGTGGAGTTAACATCACACCTGTAGATTTGAATAGTACATACAATATTGTTGAAGCACATTGGCCAAACAGTAAGATTAAAGACCAAAGTGATTACGCATACGTAACACTTCCAACAGTGGATCGAAATCCAAATGAGCCAGATAATAAATTAGATTTGCAATTGCCATTAGTTAATAACTTAGTTCAAGCAACTTATTTGTCAACACGTAGATTAATACAAAGTCGTGATGACTTAATCATTGATATATCATTAGATTATTCAGGCATACAAATAGAAGCAGGTGATGTTGTTCGTGTTTATCATAATGTTTATGGTTGGGATGGTAAACTATTCTTAGTTAATCAAGTAATTGAAAGTAAAGCAGATGATGGTAGTTTAGGTGCTAAAGTAAGTTTGTTTGAATACAATGAACAAGTATATCAAAACATAAGCATAACTGATTTTGTACCAGATACAAATACAGGCATACCTAATCCATTCTGGATAACTACTCCAGAAGCACCTTATGTCACTTCAAATAACGTTCCAGGTGGAAGTGGTGCAATTAGTGCATTTACTGTTAGTGGTCATGTACCTGCAACAGGTACAATATTATATATGGATTTCTATTATGGTACAACACCAGATGCAAGCACATATAAATTATATCAAACTGTAACTGCACCAAATGGACAAAGTTTTACAAATAATCAAACAATAAATCTAACAGTAAATGATTTAACTAGCAATACATATTATTGGAGTGTAAGGGCACGTAGTAGTGCTAATGATACAGGTACTACAGGTGGTAGTAAAATTAGTACACCAAGCGCACCACATACATGGCCAGGTGCAACAGTATTACCAGTAACACAAGTAAATGGTAGTAATGTAGGTGGTATCAATTATTCAATGATGCAAGCAGGTGCTACTGGTGCGTTTCCTTATACAAAGTATAATAGTAGTGTTGGATATCCAGTTAATGTTACAACTACTTCTGCCAGAAACGTACCATTAATATATCCTGGTACTACTCAATCAGATACATTTCCTTGGTATAATGATTCACCAAGATGGAATAGTGCAACCGGAGGTGCTCTTGCTTGGACTAGTGAAGGGGCTAATGGTTGGTATACTGCAATTTCAGTTAATGTATCAACTATAAGTATTGATCCAGGAGAACTATTTCAAGTAAATGGATATTTGAATTTAGTAACTGATACTGCAAACACAACAATACAAGTAATGTTATTTTATGATTTTGGTGTAAATGGTATAGTATTAGAACAAGTTAATATGCAAACATTTACTATACCTAATGCAGGTGCATATCCATATCTAATACCATTAGTACATGTGGCTAGCGTTGCGGCTAGTGCTTCAAGAATAGGTTTCGCTATAAGAAATTTAACTGCAAGTACTAATGTGACAATATTTGCAGGCGCACTAGGTGTCAAACAAGTTAAATGATGAAAAATCATAAATATATAAGGAGAGCATAGAAATGAGTTTAATATTAACAGGTACAAAAACAGCAACAATCGCTGGTACAATTTTACAATGTGTTGAAGTTTACAACGGCGAGAGTTATACCTTTCCATTAAACTTTACTGATAGTGCTGGTAATCCAGTAGATATTACTAGTTGGACATTTGCAGTTACATGTAAATGGTATACTGCAACTATTACATATCCAAATTCAAATACAACTGTACAAAGCATTGATTTATCTAATTTAACATTATTGGCAAGTCAACCAACACCAAATCCCCCAACTGGTATGACTGCAGCAATAGTATCAGGTACTGCAGGTACTGCATATCTTTATATCCCAGCAGGAGTTAATGGAGGACAAACAATTGGACTAAATGATACAACTAGTTTATTAGTTGTTGTAAGTTTAAGTGTTACTAGAACAAATAGTTATAGTAAAGTAGACAAAAACATTGAACCAATTGGCATGATTGTAAGGTACATCTAATGTCAGACGTAAGCCTAAATGTAACAGTTACACCAGTAACGGCTAATGTTGTATTAGCAAATACTAAAATTACTATTACACCAAATCCTATTGCGGCAGTTATTTCTGCAGGTGGATTTGCATCACCAGCACATGGAGTAAGCGGTGATACACAAGTACAATTCAATAATGGAGGAATACTTGGTGGTTCACCTGCAATGACATGGGCTAATAGTTCAAACTCATTAAGTGTTAGCGGTAACATTACTGCAGGTATGCAAGTAACAGGCAATACTGCAACATTTAATAATCAAGTTAATGTTGGTAATTTACACGCCAACACAGATGTAACTGCAAATAATCTCATTGCATTAAATGGTGCAAACTTAGGACCTGTAGCAAATTTACATATCACTGGTGGAACTAATAATACATTTTTAAGAACAGATGGTTCTGGAACTTTAAGTTTTGATACTATTAATTTACCTACACCACAAGGATCTGCTAATTCTATTCAATATAATAATGCAGGTGTATTAGGTGGTATACCTACAATGTTATATGATAATGCTAATCAATTTGTTAATTTAGGTTATAATAGCAATATTAAAATTCAAGGTGGATTAAATGGTTATTTTCTACAAACAGATGGTGCAGGTAATTTAGGTTGGAGTTTAGCAACAAGCGCAGGCACAGGTACTGTTGGTGGAATAGCAAATACTATTCAGTATAATAATGGTGGTAACTTTGGTGGCAATGTTAATTTTACATATGATGCACCAAATAATACAGTTAAGGCAACAAACTTTACAAGTAATGTATTAATTACTGCAAATTTAATTAATGTTAGTAATGTTACAGTTAGTAGTAATCTTAATGCTACAGGAAATCTAAATGTTACAGGTCTTGCAAATTTAACAACATTAACTGTTAATGGTACTAGTAAGGTTCAACAAGCAAAAGAAAAAGTTAATATATCCGCTACTAGTTTAACAGGAACTGTTAATTTTGATGTATTAACTTCTGCAATTTCATATTATACTGGTAATATTGCAGGTAACATAACATTAAACATTAGAGGTGCTAGTGGTACTGCACTTAGTAGTGTTGTTAATGTGGGTGAATCATTAACTGTTGTATTAATGACTAATATTGGTCCAACTGTTTATATTCCAACTGTTATTCAAGTAGATGGTTCAACAGTAACACCAAAATATTCAGGTGGACTAACGCCATTTACTGGTTCTAGTGCAAATAGTGTAGGTGCATTTTCATATACAGTAGTTAGAACTGGAACCAGTACCTATACTATATTAGGTAGTGTTGGTGGATTTGTATAATGCCAGTAATCAGTACATTCGGAGCATTAAGCGATAGAGCATTAGGTGGGTTTGGTGGTAGACCAAGAGGATTTAATCCAAGTTTATTAGCGACTGGTACTATCTATACTGGTACCACACATTATGTTTTTGTAGATTTCGTAATCGATAGTCAAGGTAATTATATAGGTATATATAAAACTAATAATTCTTATCAGGATGGTAATGGATATGTTATTAAAGTAAATACTCATGGTGAAATTATATCATATTTTATTTTACCAGGATATTTAACTAGTTATCCATTTCATTATATTACTCCAACATATATCACAATAGATTCTAGTGATAACATTTACTTACTTAGTTATATTGGTGATTTGCTCAAATATGATTCATCATTTAATTTAATTTGGAAAAATGGTTTTGGAAATATAGGTGGAGGTTCAAACTATCAAAGTAATAGAAATTTATTAAATTTTTATGTGTCTGATTCAGGAGTAGTATCTTTTTCAAATTATGGAATTTCTGTTAGTGGTGATACCGTGCATTCATATGTTCAAAATGTAAATGCTACTACTGGAGATGGAATTTCAGCAATTACCGGTGTTGGATATGGGTCTGGATCAAATTATTCATATCTTGCAACATATGCATATTGTTTATTACAAAATTCTTCATCGGCAGCATATGTATTTTTGGGACAAAACGCATTAAGTAATGCACCATATAATTCTAATGATTATTTTACACTTAGTATAGCATATGGTGCTAATTCAGTATCCATAAGAAATATTGTGTATCCGGCTAGTTTTGTCGAAGATGGTCGTACATGGTATATATCAAGAACAACAGGTAATGCATTTTATGTTAGTGACCATGCATATGTACCTAGCACTGGTATTAGTAGTTATTATATTGCTGGTATATGCACATACAATGCATCATCTACAGGACAGACATCAAGATTTTATGTAAAAAGTTTTTATTCATTAGTTACATTAGTAGGTACTACTCCAACAGTATCGAATCCTATAGGTACCGCAGTTTATTATAATACAGGTGCTGGTGGATTTTCATATAAAAATAGTAAAACTTTTATAGATAATCAAGGTAATTTTTTTAGTTGTTGGGGTAGTACAACACTTTATATTGCAAGACATAATAATGCTACTACTGGTACTTCTGGAATTATTTGGAGTACTGTATTAACATGTCCGTCAAATTCATATGTTTCTCCTATTAAATTAAAATACAATAGCGTAACTGATAAACTTATTATTCAATTAGGTAATGTTCCTGGAGAAACATATCAAGGTAATAGTTTGTTTATTGAGGTACCTGGTGATGGATCAGTACCTTCAACTGGCACATATGTAATCGATGGTATTACATATACATATCAAACATATAGTTGGCCGACTGGTACACATGATTGTACATATAATACTATTAATTCAACTACTACAACTTTAGGTTATGCAACAGGTACTAGTATGGATACTGGATCTGGACTTCCTGCACCAACAATTAATACATTAGTATTGTGGTAATTCGATTTTTTCGGTAAACGATAAATACATATAACTTAAACGCAATGTGGTGCGTTTATAGAATTGCAAGAGGAGCATAGAACAGCATGGCAAAGTTTGCTAATAACACCTTAACCCAGGTCGCA